CAGGCCGCGGTGCCGTCGATATTGGTCGAACCCGCGGTGCCGACGGTGTAGAAATCATCCGCCGTGCCCGAGCCTGAAACCAAGGCGGGGGAATTGGTGGAGGCGTTCCAGGTGCCCTGATAGATGCCGGGCCGGGTCCAGGTCAGGCTGCCCGCCGCCGCCCCGGCGGTCAGCCGTTTGGCGTTGTTGGACGTGCCGGTGGCCGGCACGTGCAGATTGCCGTCCCCGGTCGGGTGGACGTAAGCGCCACCGCCGCTGGCCGGCGTCGTCCAGCCGGTATTCTGGTTGGCGTTGGAGAGCTTGGTCAGAACCTGATTGGTGGTCCCGCCGTCGGGCACCTTTCCGTCAGTCGATGGTGCCGGCAGATTGACCCAGCCAGCATCCTGATCAGCTGGGGAGAGCTTGGTCAGGACCTGATCCTTGACCCCGCCGCTCGGCAGCGCGGTTCCGCCTACCCCGGCGGCCGGAAAGCCGCCCCCCGTCCAGGCGTAGCCATTCCAAGTGTAGTCGATGCCATTGGCGACGAAGACCTGGCCTGAGGTCGGATTGCTGGGGAAGTCGAACATGGCAGTTCCTTACAATTGTCCGACCAGATCGGTGATAATAGTGCCACTCGCGTCGGTTTCACTTAACAAAATCTGCGTCCAGAGCCCCTGGTCGAACTCCCAACGCACCCGCAGAATCGGAAGCTGCCACGCGGCGTAAAGGGCAGCATCGATACCAAAGGCATAATAGAACCCACCAATACACCACCGATCCGCCGGAAGCGCTGTCAGATTGATGACATTGGTGTAGTCCATATCCATGATCTTGACGTAATCATTTGTCGTCTTGCCGGTGAGCGTCGTCGTCGTAAAATCTCGTGACCCCTTAACCATACAATCGATGGCGATCTCCATTTGTTTGTCACTTCCGGCCGCCATCGTCGCCGTCAGCGGCATCCGAGAAGAGCCAAAGCGTACCAGCGCCCCTGCTATGGAAGACGCCTGAATGACATCGAACCGCGCACGAACCAATGTCCCGAACTTGTCCGGTACGTCATTCCCGCCATTGCTGGCCGGGTTCAAGATCAGCATCTCATGATATTCGCTAGGGTGCTTGCCCAGCGCACAAGCCGCCGACGCTTTCTCGACATCCCGGCAGCCCGTCACATTCAGCGCAGTAAAGCGCCCATTAAGTTTGAACGTAACCTTTCCATCTGCCCAACCCGGCAGACTGCCGTAAGGCAATGAGGTCTCAATATAAAGCTTGGTCGCGTCCTCGTAGATACGCGTAACAACCCCCGTACCTAAATCACCGCTATGCCCGAAAACAGGTGCCGTCAAATTGACGAGAGTGCCGGGAACAATCCCCCATTGCGCCAAGTTCGCCGAAGCCTTCAGAAGAGCGAAAGTGCCATTAGCGAAACTGATATTTGTCCCGTCGATCGTAATGGCTGCGCCCGGAAGCCCTGTGGGCCCCATGCCTCTGATTCGGCCTCCCAGGATCGTCGTGCGTCGGCCGACACCATAAGGCTGTCCGGCGACACCCTCGGAAAAGTAGCGAATATCGCAGTTTTCGATCAGGACGTTCTTCGCCATTCCTGATGCCAGGACCCCGTCGACGCGGCAGTTGCGAACTGTCACGTGATCGATGCTGGACGACTGGAACCGGAGTTCGTTCTTAAGCCAGACGTTATCAAACAGGCAGGTTGTCACAAGTTTGTCAGGCTCGTTGAAGCCGGCCGTAACCCCGCCAATCATCTCAAAACGTTCGCAGATACTGGGGCTTAGACCGGGAACAATACAGTTAAGATACCGGATGGACTGCCCCTGGGCGGTAAGATAACTCAAGTCCGTGTTGGGGGCGATCCTGATCTCAAGCCCCTCATAGATGTGTTCGATGTCCCACATGAGAGCACGATCGGTGTTCTTAAGCTGCCAGATTCGCGCCGCGCCACCAGGATTGGGATTGCCGCCATCAGGGTAATCCGCCCTGTGCTCGTTGCGAATCGGTGGACTGACGGTCAGCACACCCGTTGTCGTGTTGATCGCTGTGACTTGCGTAAACTCGAAAATATCCGAGTTCGGAGGAAATCCATAATACTGAATATCGAGCGACGACACCATGACCCAATCGCCTTGACCGAACTGCGCATGATCAGCGGGTGTCTTGAGGGTAAGCGCTGTGTCGCCAAAAACCGTGTTGTTGATTTTCGGGCCGAGCCCGCCATACAAGACCGGATACGCCGGCGGCCCCCAGGCCCATTCATATGCCGAATTGGCTCCCGCAGGATCGGTCAGCCGGTCATAAGTATTCTGAAAGATAGCCCCGACGCCACGAATGTGCAGCTTTCGAATCCCCATCAAATAGTTCTGACAATTCTTGTGATTGAAATTGTAGACACCCGGTGCGACCTCGAGCAGAACAGCACGGCCTGCGGCGCTCTCGGCTTTTGCCCAAGTGTTGAAAGCCATCCATGCAACAGCATTATCGGTATTGCCATCACCAACGCCACCGAACCGCGCGAAATTGACTGAGCCTATCGCCCCGCCCGCATAAGCCTTGACCTGCCCCGCCGTGACTTTGCGATCCGCCCCGCCTTGGATCCCATACAAAAGCTCGGTGCCGTCAAGAGTTGCGGCAGCTGGCAGGTTGAAAACGGTCGTGTCAGTCATCTGCGCCCCCAGACAGCAGCAGATGCCCCGTTAGCGCTGGCGGCGAAATCCAGACCGTCTCGCCAAGCGTCAGCGCCTGGAGTTCAGCGTCAGTGACCTTCTTAGGAAGATACGTGAGTGAGCGGCAATGACCTTCGATAGCACCTCCGGGAATACCGCCGACCAGCATTCGTCCCGTCATCGGAAGGTTCGGACTTCCCGATGTCACCGCGCCACCACTCATGCAAAGCCGCCGCTCGGCGGCATCCCAGGTCAGCCCGGCTTGTGCACCATTAGGACTGTCCCAGCGATTGCCGGTAACAGTAGAGGCGTATATGGCGCCGCTCCCGACAAGATCGGGCTGATAGTACTCTATCATGTAAATGTTCCCACTGCCCGAGTCGACCAGCATCCGCCCGGTATCACCATCGGTCTTGGTGCCTTCCCAAAGCAATGTTCCAGCGGAGGGGTTCCATTTCGGCCACATGCCGGTTGGCCCCAGCGTCAAAACATTAGCGGCGTTAAGATGCAGCCCTATTCCGCCCGCGGCGAAAATCGGCGTCGGCCCGGGATAATTGCTGCCAGTCGCAGTCAACCACTCGGCCCAAGTCGCATAGAACACGCCGTCGTACCAGAACACCCCGTTAATAAAGTCGGCGAACATCAACGGCGCTGCCGCGATGACTCCGGTGTCGTTACTCTGTGCCGTGCCCGAGCCGACATTAGTCGCCGTGACCTTGGCGTGCAGCACGGCGCCGACATCCACTGTCTGCGGGACATAGGCCGTCGTCGTAGCCCCCGGAATCGCGGTCGTGGCCCGGAACCACTGATAGGCATAGCTCGCCGGACTATTGGTCCAAGTCCCGCGTGACACAGTCAACGTCTGGCCTTGAACCGCCTTGCCGGTAATCACCGGAGCAACCGTGTTAACAGGCGCCGTGGGTGCCGCCGCTCCGCCTGACGCCGCAACCGCCCCGTTGATCTGCACCCATGCCTGGGAGTTACCGTCGTTATAGTAGATGTAGAGCGCTCCGGTGTCGCTCTCCCACCAAAGCTGCCCTGGGGAAGGAGACACAGGCGCAGTGTCGGCAATCAAGGCACCATGCGTACCACCCAGCAGCCAAGCATAGCCATTCCAAGTATAGCCAGCCCCGCCAGCTATAAAAACCTGGCCAGGCGTAGGATTACTGGGAAAATCAAAAGGCACAGGCTTGATCCTTACAATGTCGCCGTGACAGGCCCCACCGAATTACTCGACGCCGCTGTCGAGCCCCCGGAATTGGTCGCCAGAACGTCGCAGTGTATTAGCTTATTCACATCAAACTGTTGTATGACATAAGTACTCGCCGTACTGACGAAGTTAGTTCCGCTAAACCATTGGTACATGTAACTTGTCGGATTGCCGGTCCAGGTACCGTCCGACACGGTCAGCGTCTGCCCCTTGATGGGGGAACCAGTGACCTCGGGTAAGACCGTGTTCACCGGCGCTGCCTCAACTTCCGGGGCAATGACACCCGTCGATTCACTTTGCGCCGTGGTCGAGCCGCTCGCATTCGTCGCCGTGACTTTGCAGTGGAGGATGGCCCCCGCATCCGCCGCCTGCTGCAGATAGGTCATGGCGGTTGCGCCCGAGATCGCCGTCGAACCTCTGAACCACTGGTAGGTGTAACCCGTCGGACCGCCGGTCCATATCCCGGTCGACACGGTGAGCGTGAAACCAACGGTCTGGTTGCCGGTAATCGTCGGCCGAGCCGTGTTGCTCGGCGCCCCGGCGGCCGCTGTCGTCACCGTATAGGTATCCAGCACCCCGCCGATGGTCAGAGCCGCATTCACCCCGGCGCCATTCGCCGACGCAGAGGTGACCCGAACGGTGACGCTATCGCCCAGCACCACGGTTCCCGCTGCAGCCGTATAAGCCCCACCGTTGATCGCGTAAGTGCCGCCGACGATCGAGATCGGCGCCGCCGCATTGATGCCCGCCACGGTGATGGCGTTAGAGGTGTAGACCGTCGCCGGCGCGGCGCCGGTCACATCAGTGAAAGTGAACGCGTCAGGCGTGGTGTCGACAATCGCCCCGATGACCCCAGTCGAATTGCTCTGGACCGTCGACGAGCCGCTCGCATTGGTGGCTGTCACCTTGCAGTGCAGCACCGCTCCCACATCCGCCGGCTTCAGCAGATAGGTCGCCGCGGTTGCCCCGACGATCGCTCCCGCCGCACTCGACCACTGATAGGCGTAAGCCGTCGGGCTGTTGGTCCAAGTCCCGTTCGACACCGTCAGCGTCTGGCCCTCGGTCTCGGTCCCGGTGATCGCCGGCGGCGTGGTGTTGCTGGGCACCGATACGGGAACCGGCGAGATCGCCCCCGTGACGTTGCTCTGGGCGAGCGTGGACCCGCCGCTATTGGTTGCCGTGACCTCGCAATAGAGCGCCGCGCCGACATCGGCCTCCACCGGCACATAGGTCTGGGCAATCGCCCCCACGATGCTGCCGCCGGAGCGGAACCACTGATAGGCGTAAGCAGTCGGGATATTGGTCCAGGACCCGTTCGACACGGTCAGGATCTGCCCGACCATCAATGTCCCGGTGACGCTGGGCGCCACGGTATTGACCGGCGCTTCCGGCCCTGGCCCTGGCCCAGGCCCCGGGCCCACCCCTGAAACCGGGGTGACGCTATTAACCTGCACCCATTGCTGCGAGTTGCCGTCATTGTAGAAGACGTACAAACCCCCGGTGTCGCTCTCCCAAAAAAGTTGCCCGTGAACAGGAGATGCGGGCGGGGTGTCGCCGATCGAAACCGCCGCGCCCCCTAGCGCACTGACGGCAGCATCAATCTTGTCGAAGTTAGCGTTGAGGTCGTAGCCCCAGACGTTGTCGGTCTCCTCGCCATGGATTGCCGGTTTGACCAGCTTGAGGACTGGAGTTGTCGTTGCCATCAAGCTGTTCCTCTAAGGGGACCGGTGCGCATGTGTGCAGCTCCCAATTCTTAGGATCGCAGACCGTCAGTATCCACGCCACGCGCCAGAGCCAGGAGTATTCGTACTCCGAATATTTGTAGTCCCCGTAGCGGAAGCTCATCAGCCAAAGCTCCGTACCTGCATGACCGGGGGCGAGGAAATCATCGCCCCCTGCCGGGCCGCGGCGTTCATACCGGCGATCAGCGCCGTGACGTTGCCGTCCCAGAGCTGAGCCCGCTGGTCCTCGACAAAATACGGCGAGGAAGCCGCCAGCGATCCGAACAGATAGAGCTTCGGCGCCCTCCGAAAGATCGGGGTCGGCTCGGTCGCGTCAGCCAACGGCGGCAGCATGGCGTAATAGGTCAGCTCGACCTCGGTCGGAACGACGCCCTCCTCGGGCGTCACCACGGTCGGATGGATATGCATCGTCCGGCCGAGCGTGGTGTAAACGTTGCGCGCCAAGGGCAGCTGCGGACCGGACCGGCCGGGATAGTCGATGAAAGCCGGCTGCCGCGGCAGTGGCCCGAGCGGCGCCCCGGTCATCGGATCGAGATAGGTGATCGCCGTGGTCTGCGGGCCGGATAAGTAGTATTCCGTCGCGCTGCGCAGGCGGTAATACTCATCCGGCGGCACGTGCCGCAGCGGCAGCCCGCTCTCGGTGTAGCGGCACATCACCATTTCGAGAAAGTCGGATGGCAGCGGCACGCATTGATGGTCGAGCTGCACCCGCCGGGTGGAGACCATCTCCAGCGCCCGCAGCTCGTTGTTGAACCGCTCCTCCGCCATCGCGATCCACGACAGCAGCATTTCGTCAGTGACATCATGGTCGTCGACCCAGCTCTTCAGGGTCTCCATGAAGATCGCGACGAAGGGCGCCGTCACCGCGTCACGCCCTTCGGCAGCCACCAGGTATCAGTGCCGGGCTTCTGCTCAGCCTGGGCCCAGCTCGGCCAGCGCTGCATATACGAGCTTTGGGTGTCGGTGGCGAAGCCCTCCGCGCCGGTGCCGTAAATCTGCACCCGGCCGCCCCAGGGATCGGTGTCAACCGCAGCAGCAGCCGGCGGCGGAGCCGGAGCGCCGTAGGTCGGCACCTCGTCATGCGTCGGATACGGATTGGAGTTGAAGCCCAGCGCCCCGCTCGGCGCACCCGGGGCCAACAAGCCGGTTGCGGGCCCGCTGCCGACGCTCGGCGTCTCCAACTCATAGGGCCGCAGCGATTCCGGCAGGGTGTTGGGCGGCGGCACGCCGGTCTGCGGTCCGGTCGGATTGCCCGGCGTCGCGCCTGCAGTACCCCAGCCCGGCAGCGGCGTGGTGCCGCCGCCGGTGGCTGCCGTCTGGTCGCCTGGTTCCTGTCCGGTATTGCCCGCGCCGCCCATAGCGTGCCCCCTTAGAGCCGGCCCTTCCAGACCCTGAAGACGGCGTTGTCGCCGTCGTTCAGGAACCTGGTCCAGTCGGCCTCATCCCAGTTCTGATGATAGGCCGTTTCCCAAATCGGAAAGGGCACACGCGCCACCGTCGTCATAGCACGGCGGGCGCTTTCGCGCTCGCCCTGCTCGCGGTTCAGCCGCTCCAGATTGGTGATGTCGGCTTCCGCAAACACCCCAAAACGATCCGGCTCGGCCTCATCCCAGACGAGAGTGCGGCGCATACCGCACTCGTCCTGGTAGACGAACTTGCGTTCGGGCATGCCTACTTCCGTTCAACCGGATCTTTCTGCCGCTCACGACCAAGCTGCGGTGCCGGCGGCGCTTGGCCCACACGCTTCTGTTCCTCAGCCGACAGTCCGCCAGCCGCGGCCGGGTTCTCGACGAAAGCCTGGGTCGACATCAGCGCCGGCGCCGTTGTCGGCGTGATGCCGTTGAAGACGATGTGGGCAAGCCCGGAATCGACTTGGGTGCCCCACTCGACGATGATCATCCGGGTCTCGGCATCGCCGATCTTGGCGATCGGGTACTGCTGAAAATTGCGGAAGAACGCCAGCCGCGCATATTCCGGATCGAGCAGCAGCCCCATGTCGATCGGCAGCCAGCGCGACGGCATCGCGGTGACCCGGCCGCCGTCGGTGGCGATCACGTCAACCGTCGCCACGACCTCGGTCTTGCCGACCAAGACCTGCGTACTCTCACGCCCCTTAAAGTGCACCAACCCCCTCTTGATGTTGTAGGGCACGATCAGCCGGGTCGGCTCGGCGCCGTCGGCATAGGCCTTGGCCATCGCATCGCCGAGCATCGCCTCCGTGAACGGCACGTCAGCCGGGTCGGCCCAGACATCGGTCGAGGCCACCGGCAGGCCGGTCGTGGTGCCAAAGACGTGCGTGCCCTTGGTGCCGGCCTTGTCAGCCGCCCGGGCGATCTGGTGCGGAATCGACTCGGTCTTGCGGATGCCGGTGGTTGAATCGTCCGAGGACTTGGCCTGACGCGAGAAGGCGATCACCTCGACGTCGGACTTCAGCGCCTTGGACTTCATGGCCATCTGGTGGGCCATCTCGGAATTCTTGCCGGCCTGGTCGGAAGCCTCCTGCGAAGCCGAGACGGTGGCGTCGCGCTTCGAGATCTGGGTCAGATTGGTCTGCCGCACGGTCGGCGTCGCCGGCGAGCGGACCAGCTCGAACCCTTCTTCCTGCGCATTGTTGGCATCGACGACCGGCATATTCTCGGTCTGCCAGTCGAAAGTTCTATTCTTTACATTGCGGCGACCGATCATACTGACACCTGGGGTGTCAAATGGATCGATGTTATAGATGCGGTCGCTCAAGTCTTCGCGGTTGCCGCCCGCCTGATATGTCGTAAATGCATTGGCTACTTTGGCCATGGTTAACCCTCGCGGTCGAGATCCTGTTCAAATGCACGCGCAGCATCACGGACGCTGCCTGTGCGTTGGAGACGGCGCTCAGCTCGGGCTTGACCATTGGGGGCGGCTCTTGACGAGATGGCACCCGGCCTCAGACTTCCTTGCTGTCGGACGGGCTTCGGCTTGTTGGCCATCAGCGCATCCAATTTGGCGGCCTTGTACAGAAGCATGGTTTGGCGCGCATCGCGCAAACTTCCGAGTTCCTGCTCCGTAATGCCGACCGACATGGCGGTGCGGATCATCGATTTCCGGTCCCGGTCCCACCGCTTGGCGTCGGCCCATTCCGGGACCAGCGTCACAAGCTTGCGTCGTTCCGTATCCTCAAAAATCGCTTCTTGCCGCTGCCGCTCCCGCGCCTGTTCCTCTTGCACCTTTTGGTGCTCCAGGTGCAGCTGCCCCAGCTTTTCTCGGTAGGTGCGCCATTGGCGTTCCAACTTGGCGGCTTCGACGGGGTTTTCGTCGTAAAGCTTGTCCCAGTCGGGTTCCTGAGGCTGCAACGAAGCCAATTGCTGCTGCAAGGCGGGTATCAGAGCCGAGTAGTATTCCCGCCCTTGGGCGAGATCGGCTCGTTCCTTTTCGACGTGCTGGGCGACCTGCTGGAGCTGATTCAAGCGACGGTGAAACGTTTCGGCGCGGACATAGCCGTTGAGTGCTTCTTGGAGCGAAACCTCGGCTGGTTCTCCGTCCACGGTCACCCGCACGACCTGAGCCAAATCAAGCTCGGCCTGTTCTTCGTCCTCCTCTTCCTCGACTTTAGCCGGACGAGCATCCTCGTCCTCGTCTTCGGCGTCAATATCCGGATCGTCGGCTTCTTCGCCCTCGATCTCCCGCTGCGGAAACAGATCGTCCTGTTCGACGCCCTCAGCGGGCTCAACGCTCGATCGTTTCGCCGGACGCGGCTCAGGCTTGCCTTCCTCCTGATCGAGGACGGTCTCGAAATGATCTGCCAGTTCGGTATCAGCCATGGGTCACCTATGTCGAAAGCCGGCGCCGGCGCTCACTTGCGGCGCGCAGCATCTTGGGGTCGTCCACCAATCGGATCAGGTCGGCCTGCAGCGCCCTGAGCGCCATGATCCGCAAGTGGCAGGCGGTCGCCGCCGCCGAGCCGGGCTCGGCCCGCACCAGGGCCTCGAAGGCGTCAGTCTCGAGCTTGCCGTAGATCTCCTGCAGCAACGGATTGTCGAGCAGCTCCTGGGCGTCGGCCGCCCGCTCATCGCGCTGCAGCATGTCGATCGGCTCGCTCATCGCCGCTGCCCGAAGTTCGGCGGCAAGTTCAATTGCGGCGGCAAGGGCGCTGGGAGGGGCGCTGGAGGCGGTCCGGCCTTGGAGGGCTGTGGGACACCCGGATTAGGCTCTTGGGGCTGTAGCGGCTCCGGAGGGCCGCCAAAGGGCTCCATGGGCGGTTTGGGGATGCCCTCGGCCGACGACTTGGCCTCTTCCGGCCGAGTGGCATCGATCGCCATCTGCACGGCGTTCTGATCCAGCTCGGCGCCCTTGGTCTGCAGATCGGCACCTTTGATGGCGATTTCGGCGTCGAGCTTGTCCCTCTCCAAATCGTCCTTGAGCCCCATCTCGATGGTCTTGACCCGCGCGTCGGTCAGCGTCTTGACCACCTGGGCCCGCACCTTGTCGGCCTCGGCCTGGGCGTAGACCATCTCGGCGTTGGGCTTCTCGCCAGCGGCCTTCAGCGCCGCCTGCAGCTGCTGCGGGTCGATCGGCTTGAAGTAGCGGCTGACATTCTTGACGCCCGAAATGGCCATCAGGTCGGCCAAAGTGTTGCGGAACTCCATCGGACCGACCATCGGGTTGTCGACGCCCTGGCTGGCCATGATCTCCTTTTGCACCGCCAGCACCTGGGTCAGCATCTGCAGCCGGTCCTGATCCGAGCCGCGGCCGATGGCCGGATTGACCTCGACGTCCATCGTGGCGTCGTATTGGTCGGGGGTGACTTTGGTCCAACTCCCCCTCAACCGGATCATCCGCTCGGGGATCGGGTTCTCAATGATCTCCTGCAGCAGCCCCTTGAACATGTCGCGAAAGCCGGTCTCAGCCAGCGTGCGCGCAACCAGCTCGATCCGCTCCTGAGCGCCCGAGACAAGCATCTGCACGCCCGGCGTCGCGGTCGACTGCAGGGCTTTCGGGTCGAGGCCCTTCGACTGTTCGGTGACGCCGGTCCGGCGATGGCCGATCAAATCAAGATATTCGAGCGTCTGCTGGATCGTCGTCGGTGGCGGCGGCGTGTTCAGCGCCTGAACAGCCGCCGCATCCTTGACCCGAATGATCGAGCCGATCTCATTGTTGCGGACGTCGTCCAGGTTGGCCATCGAATCGACGACCACCAGCCGCGGTAGAATGGTTGAGGCCAGCGCATCTAAGTAATTCCGCAGGATGTTGGTCTTGATGTTCTGCAGATCCTCGACCTGCTCGCCGATCGAATGGCCGATAGCGGTATGCGGCTCAGGATCGGCACAGAAGATCGCGAACTTGGCTCGGCTCGCGGGCTCATCGGAGACGATGCTGTCGCCATCGCCCATCGTGCAGATCTTGCGCAGCTCGGGGACGCCGTCGCCGTCCTTGTCGATGCGGATGAACCATTCGCCGAACCAGATCAGCGGATCGCCTTCCGACGCCGAGCGGGCATTGGCGAGCATCATGCCGACGCCGCCGGGGCTACGCGCCTCCTGTTCGACGGTCGCATAGCTCGGCCCCGAGCCGGCATGTTCGTCGGCGATGTCGCCGGGCGGGTAGCCCATCTGCACCAGCTGCGACAGCGGCACCAGCCGCTCCTGACCGACGCAGGCAGCGGTCTGCACGTCGCGCGCCTCGCGGCTGATCCGGAACTCATCCGGCGGAACGGCCATGACCTTGTGCTTCGGCGTCAGCTTGAGCCGGCGCACGGTCAAGTCGAAGCGCGGCTCGATAACCTTACCCATGCCGGCCGGAGAGCCGCCCGGCCCGAGAGGAGGACCGGGCGGCCCCGCCGCCTCCATCGGTCCGGGAGGTCCGACGGTCGGCTGCCCCGGCGCCGCGCCCTCGATCTTGGGGCTGTCGCGACGTTCCTCGTTGACCACCTGGGTGCGCGGCTGCGAGATGACGTATTGGCGCTGCTCGAGCGTCAGGTTGGTGTAGCTCTGCTCGACCACCTCGGCTTCGCGCTCGGTCCACCACTTGGCGATGCCGGTGCGCTTGATCAGCGCGTCCTTAAGGATGGCGTTGAGGTTCAGAAAACCCGGATTGTCGTAATTCCAGACATAGGCGACGTAGTCCATGGCCTCTTCAGCCATCGGCACGTCGTCTTCGGTCCGGGGCAGGAAATTGACCGGATGATCCTGGGCCGTGAACAGCCGGATCAGGCTCGGCAGCATCGCCAGCACCAAATCACGGACCTCGGTCAAGACGATCGAGGAGCGGCCCTCGTCGGCGACGCGCGGAATCTCGCCGTTGTAGAGCGCGGTGGCGTATTCACGCGCCGGGGCGAGGAAGTTGTCGTTGTAGTCGCGGGCATCCTCGATGATGGCGTGGATGGCGGCGATGTAGTCGGTGTCCTCGTCCGGATTGGCGTAGCCGGAAGTGTCCAGCTCCCGCTGCAGCTTGGGGAAGATCTGCGGCATCGGCGGCTCGTCGGGGTCGATCGGACCGAGCGAGGCGGGACGCGTGCGGCCGGGATGGGCCATCAGATAATGCCTTTGACGTTGCGGCGGAGCGCCCCGGGCGACCAGGCGGTGGTCAGATGCAGACCCATGGCGAAGTAGCGCATCGCGTCGCAGGCGTGGCTGGCCCAGGTATGGGCCGGGGCGTCGCGCACCGTCATGCCGGTCGGGGCGGTCTGGACGTGGTAGGAGCGCAGGGCGTCGATGCCGAGTTCGCACTTGGCCTCGTCAAACCAGGCGATGGGAATAATCGAACGGACTCCGGAAATACCGTCGGCAATGCCGTGATCGGGGACCACCAAGGGTTCAAGTCCGAGCGACAATAGGGTCTCAAATCGACTTCGTCCGGTTCCCAGCTCGCGGATTTTGATATCGTGGGGGAGCAGATGGGACCCATAGAGGTAGCCCTTCTCCTGCAGCACGCGGGCGTAGTGGTCGAGGCCCTTGCCCGAGTTCTGGTAGAAATCGACGAAGCGGATCTCCTGGCCGATCTTCTGGGCAAACCAGATCGTCGTCAGATCCTTCATCCCCAGGTCCCAGGCGGTGATCACCTTGGCGCGCGGATCGTAGGGGACTTTCGTCAACCGGCCGTCCAGGCGGGCCTGGACCATGAGGTCGCCGTAGTAGGAATTCTCGACCGGAGCCTCGAAGCTGCACATCAGCTCGCGTTCGAACTGATGCGGCGTCAGCTGCCGGCGCATTTCCTCCAGCTCATCCGGATCGAGAGCATTGGTCATCGTGACGGGAATATTAAAGACATCCCAAAGATCAGGGCTGTGTTCAGCCTGGACTTTCAAATCATAGAAATGGTCACGACCAGCGGGGGTACCAGCAACAATACCAAAACCTTGGTAATCGGCCAAAGCCGGTCGAATAACTGAATTAAGAGCTTCTGGATTGATAAGAGGATATTCATCAAGCACTGCACCATCCAAATATAATCCTCGAATCCGATTATAGGCCTGCCCGCCGCCATACAGTGTAATCATAGCTCGGTTGGGCAAACGACAGGTCAATTCACTTTCTGAATAGGTGACGCCCGGCAGATCCTGCGTATATTGCTTGAGGTATGACCAGACCAAGTCCTTGGTCTGCGCAAAGGTAGGGCCCACATATGCATATCTGGGGACAGGAACATCTCGAGTATTCAACAAAGCGCGCTTGATCAGCTCATTGACGAACGACACAGACTTGCCGGCCCGACGATGCGCCACAACGTACCGCCACCGCTTCAATGAATTATGAAACGGCTGAAAATGCCGTCGCGGTCGATAATTCAAGGTGATGACGTCGGCTGTCACGTACCCTCCCGGCAATAGTGACCGGGCGAGAGACGCCCGGCCACCACGGGATCCTCCGGAGAGTGGCTGTGCCCCATCAGATCCGGGAATTGTCATATCATGCGATCAAGGGGTTCGTCACTCAAGCTGATTGAAGAGGTGACCAGTCCCCGTTAACCGGCTGCAATATATTAACATTCCGGCGGTTGGGACTGCCGTCGGCCCAGGTCAGGCACTCCTCGAGCGGACCGTCGAAGCGAAAGGCGTCCATCAGGTAGCGGACATCGGGCATGAGCGGCCAGCGCTCCGGACCGGTGACGCGCAGGTGCCGGCACGGCCAATGCGGCCGGCACTGGCCGACGACGAAGGAGATCCGGTAGCCGTGCGGGGCGATCAGGCTGCGCTCGGGCAGGGGTGTATGAAACAGCCGCTTGGTGTGGACCTGGGTATAGGGCTGCAGATAGGCCCGCTCAGCCAGGGTGGTGATGGCCGCTCGGGTGGCCGGGGTCAGGACGAGCGGCATGGCGCCCCCTAATCAGAATCCGTCTGCCATTTCACCGTGAGCTGTCTACCCGATCCGTCCGAGAGCGAGAAGCCGGCAGCGGCCGAAGTGGTCGAGGCGCCCCAGCCGAGCGACTTACCGAGCGAGGTCAGCACGAACTTGGCCGCCTCATCGCGCCGGTCGGGGGAGTCCTCATCGAGCAGCTGCTCGATGACCACCGCCTCAGACTGGTCGACGATCATCCGGCGCGCGGCTTCGCGGTCGGCCTTGAGGCTGGGCAACATCTCGATCCGGCGGGCGAGGTCGCCGGGCAGGCAGCCGAGCGCCCGGGCAGCCAGGCCGACATTGCCGTAGTTCAGGTAG